AGAATAAGAAAGTGCTTGACGAGAAAGATAAAGAGATAAGAGTATTGCGGCAAAACCATAAAAAAGAGAAGTTTGGGTTGTTGAATAAGAGTGAATTACCAACTGACACAGAGTTGTGGAATCTTATAAAGAATGAGAAGAACCCCAAAAAATATTTTGTGAATTTTTTATTCCTCAAAGTAAATGTTCGCAACCAAGATATCGCCTATGTTAAATTACATAAATCCGTTGAAGATGAGAGCGAATTAGAGAAGGATTTGAACCATATATATATAAAAGGCAACAAAGCGGTATATATTAGAAATAAATATAAAACTGCTTCTACTCACGGACAAAAACGAAACCTTATTAGTGTGAAGAAATTTGTAGGTGTTGTAAAGGAGTTGCTCGGTGAGGAGGAGAGTAAATTGTTATTCAGTAAGAGTAATGGAGAACCGATTACGAATGGTTCAATAAGTAGTTATTTCCGTCCCTTCCTCTATATGCTCGGCAACGGGAAAGACGGTCTGTTGGCGGAGGGAGAAATAATGAAAATTGTAATGAAGTATATTAATGAAGAAGGAACATTTGGCGATTTACGCAGGGTGAGTAACAACAGAGGGACAGCAGAAGCAACACTTTTAAACGAGTATGACATTACAAATATAAAACAACCGACGGAAAACATTACACAGGATAAAAAACCGACGGTGAATATTACTGCCGCTGACCAAATTAAAGCACCTGAGTAAAGTCCCCGAGTCCCTCAAGTCCCCCGAATCTCAAAACTTTTTCCGTCTATCTGCTGTAAGATGATATGTATTAAAATATATTTTCTTATGATTTGGTATTTCAATAAAATGAAAGAGACTCTTTATAGTCTTGTATTTATGCTGCTTCGGCACTAAGTCATTATACGATAATATTGGAATACTTTTTATTATTTCTTGTTTGGTTGGGAATAAACCAACATAAGAAATAACTTCTTTTTCGTAATCCCTAAATAATATTATAATGAATAATTTGTTAGGCATATACACTAATAAATTATTTTATTTACAACTTTTCAATAACTATTCCATTTAGTTCTGCGATTTCTTGAATTTGCTTTGCGTTCATAGAGGTTTTAAATGGAATGTTTTGTGCTTTTAAATCTGCGATTATATTTTGCTTTGATCGCATATTGCTCTTCGCACCCTGAGGGCGACCTCTTCCTCGTGGGGGGAGACCCCCGCCTCCTCCTGGTGGAAAAGCGGGTCTATCGTCACTCTCGTAATCTGTATCTGTTGTATCTATAATAGGGTCAAAAGCGGAAGTAGGTTGTTTCCCTAATCTTTTTAATTGCTTTCTCATCTTTGCCGCTATTGCTTCCGCTGCCGAGTATCCAGTAGAAGCATCACTCGCCGCCGAAACTTCGTCTTCGGTCATTTTTGCCTCTTCTATGTCACTCGCTATTTCCACCGCAAAATCAACTTTTTTCTTACCCGAATAAGGTTCAACTGGAAACGCTACTTTTTTTTTACCTGCTGTCTGCTGTTCCATACGGATAGCATTCAAATTTTCCCCCACTTGCTTCATTTGTGCTGTTGAAACGGCGGCATAATTACGCAAAGCATTTGCGATTTGTGTTGTTTTGTCCGCCTCATATTTCGGTATAACTTGTGGATATGCTGGATACGCAAGAGGCACTTGATATGGTCGCTGTCCTCCTAATTTATAAGAACTCTTTCCCCCAGTCTTTTTCTTCTTCTTCTTCTTCTTCTTTGCCGCTTTTGGTGAGAGAAATATTTGGACAACTTGCTTCTGCTTCTGTGTTTGTTTCGTCATCTATATATACTGTGTTAGAGAAATTGTCTGTTAATTTTATAGATTGATTTTTTACTCGTAAAGGCGGCAGTCGGGCATCTTCCAATTTCTTATTCTCGCACTCATACAACACCTCTAATATTTCAGGTGAGAATCCCGGAAACTTTTTAGCAATATCGTCCCGTGTAAGAAAATTGGGGTCTAACTTATTCATATCAATTAGCGGGTCTTCGTCTTCCTGACTTCCGTTAAATTGAGTAACAAATAAATTTATGTCGTCTTGCGTCCAGTCCCCATTTACAGTATCAGGTTCAACGTCGGCAATTATTTGTTGTCCCAAATTTTCTAAATAAGCAAAATCTTTTTCGGTTTTAGGCAAACTTTTTATAATATCCATTATATATATAATGCCGAAGAAAAAAGTTATCCGCAAACCAGTAGAAAAACTTTCCTATAAAGAGGAAGTTATAGAAATTATGGAAAGTGAGAGCGAAACAGACAGCGACACAGACAGCGAAGAAGTAATACAAATTAAAAGACCTCCTCCTAAAAAAGCAGCGGTCAAGAAAGAAAGAACTGAGGCACAGAAAGCGGCAACCGCTAGAATGTTGGCGGCAAAAGCAAAAAAGGCGGAAGTCAAAATGGATACGACGTTACACGCTGGAGAACCAGTAAAACCAGCACCGCCAGTAGAAGAAGATGATAAACCTTTAACGATGCGGCAGTATAAAGCACTTATGAAAGAAAAGGCGGAGAAGGTAGTTCCTGCGGAGACCAAACCAAAGCGTAAATATACAAAACGAGTGAAACTCCCAGCACCAGCACCGACCCCAGCACCTTCTCCACAACAGGAACGACCATCTATGATATTTGTATAATAATTATTTTTTATCTCCCCCCATTTTATATGAAGATTACCGAAATAGAAAACACAGAACTCAATATTAACAAGGTAGAGATGTCGTGTGACAAAATTATATGTAATAAAAAAGGAGTGAGTATAGCAGAACCCTTAATGAATACAAGTTTTTTTTACATTATTTCAGGTGCGAGTGGTTCAGGAAAGTCCAATTTAATTATTAACCTTATCCGCAGTAACAAGTTCTCCAAAGATAGAAAACACAAACTCTCTTACCGTAAGATGTTCAATAAGGTTATTTTCGTTAGTCCTTCTGCGGATACAATTAAGAATAGTCCGTTTGAAAAAATAGCAGACGATCAGAAATTTACCGAACTTAATGAAGAGGTATTTGAAGTTTTAGACGATATTGGAGAAGATGCGGTGGAGGACAACTTACATAATTTATTAATCCTAGACGATGTGAGTAGTCAATTAAGAACTCGTGAAAACGAAAAAAGACTCAATCAAATTATTAAGAATCGTCGCCATAAAAATCTATCCATTATTGTAGTTGCCCATAAATCAACGGATTTATCCCCTGCCCTGCGAAGTAACGCTTCTATGATTTTTTTATTTAAACCTAAGACGATGAGAGAAATAAATACAATACAAGAGGAGTTTATGATGATGCCGAAGAAAGACGCAGACGAATTAATGGCGGCGGCATATAAGGGGAGGTATGATTTTTTGCTGATAGACACCTCATTACGCAAGGGAAGTGATTTTAGGTTCTTCCGTAACTATAACGAATTAATAATAGACAAAAATGAAAATGAGTAATTAACATTTTCTCTCTAAAATATATAATGACGAATATCTTCAAGCAAATCAGTTCAGGCAGCAAAAAGGCGGACAAGGCGGGGAAACTCGTTCAGCGTGGAAAGCGTCAGGCGAAGAAACTCAAGAAGGCGGTGAAGCAGGGCAAGGGAATGAAAGCGGCGAAACTCACCAAGAAATTGGCGAAGACTGGTTTTAAGGCGGCGAAGAACACCAAAGGTGCGGCGAAGATGGGGGCGAAGGTTGCCCGTAAGGGTGCGACTGCTGCTGGTAAAGCGGCGATGTTTGTCCTATAAATTGTAATTTATTTTAACGGATTACAAAGTCCCCGAGTCCCCCGAGTCCCCCTAATATACAAAACCCTTTTAAAACAATATGGCGACTCAGTCCCCCCCAATAAAAATAAGGGTTTTGAGATATAGGGGGACTTCGGGGACTGGGGGACTTTTATTTTAGTGAGTATTTATATATGGACTTGCCCAGTTTAGATCCTGCCCTCATAAATAAAATAATTTTATACCAACGCCCAATATACCCTTACATAAAAGAACTTAATTTTTTTAGCGACTGGTTTGATGGTGAGGACGCATTCGCCGCCGAGAATAAAATTCGCTGGACGTTTGACGCCATAAAATTAAAGAACGATATTGAGATGGACTTTTTGGTAATGACTTTTGTAAGAGGTATGAGAAGATAATTTAATTTAGGAGCAAAAATTAAATTATGTATTATTTTAATTTACAACAAAATTGAAATAAAGAAATGTAATGAGAATATATATAAATGATGGCGTCCCCTATTGTTGAAAAAATTGGAACGGTATATGTGGAAGAAGTCAAGGGAAGCAATATGTCGTCCCCTGTAACAAGCGAGAAAAAAAAAATTGATTTGGAAAATGCGGAAGAAGTCAAGGGAAGCAATATGTCCTCCCCTGTAAAGAAAGAGCAAAAACCTAAGAAGAAGTTGAAGGTGGTTAGCAAGAAAAAAAATGATTT